ATGTCTTTAGCTTCATCAGGTTGTTCCTCTGGTTGAGTATCTTCCTTCGTTTCAGTTTTAGTTTCAGCTACAGGTTTTTCTTCAACTACAGCTTCAACTTTTTCTTCTTTATCTTCAGAAGTTTTTTCAACCTCAAAGTCTACTTTATCTTCTTCTTCTTTAGATTCAGGTTTTGAAGTGTCAATGTCACTCCATTCTTCCTTTTGTTCTACTTCCATTTTTTTTTCTCCGTTGATGCGAACCAAACGATTACGCAATGTTTAATGTTACTATAATACTATATGTTATAATAACATACAAGTATCTATTTTTTATTTTTATATCTTACTCTCTGGTCTTTTTCAATACCTTCAAGTATCTTGGCTTGTTGAGCATGTAACTTAGTTGCTTTTTTCAAACCTTTTATTACTTTTTTTAATCTTGCAGTATAATGCATTTATTTATCCTTATTATATAAATTATCAAAAGTTTTATTTACATCCATATAATCATCATGAGATTCAGCAGTATGTTTATATTGAGAGGGTGTAAAATCTGGAGCACCTTCACCTGCTGACCACATTGCAGGACTTGTAACTCTAACTCTATTATTAGGTAAAGCTACCATTGCACCTTTATATGGACCAGATGTTAAATGTAAAACATGTGATTGTTTATGTTGTGCAGGGTCATCTGCTACTGCACTATCAGTGAAGTCAACTGTAAAATAATATTTACCAGTATAAAATTCACCATTTACTTTACACATCCAAGGACTTGAACTAACTCTATCCATAACTATAATACTATGATTATGACTAGGACAATCCCAAGGTTGAGCAAAATGTGTTTCAATAGGTGGTGTCCATTCATCTAATGGTATATCACCTATTAAACCTGTTATTGGCATACGTGCCCACATAGCACCACCATGTAAATTTTGTTCTTCAGCTTCACAACCTGTAAAGACAACTTGGAAACTTAGACATCTATCAGGCATACAATTAACTGCAATAGCTAATGCATGTAGATATTCCCCATGATAAGCCTGATGATTATGAGTAAACTCCTTCCTTACCCAACACCTAAAAAAAGGTATATTGGATATAAGATGAGGCATATTTATTTTGGTCCATGTATTAGTGGAACTTTACCACCAGCTTTCATCATCTTAACTTTTTTGCCACCAGCATAACCCATCTTAACTTTTTTGCCACCAGCCATTCTCATTTTAGATTGTTTCATTTTTACTCCTTTATAGATTGGTTAATATATAAAATTCAATTGCTAGAAAACCCAATCCTAATATTCCACCAATTGTCCACATTATAATATTTTTTTTACGTCTTGCTGCAGCTATTTTTTGTTTTAAAAAATTTGCTTGACGTTTACGTTCAGTTGCAATTTCTTTTTGTAATCTTTCCCATTGACCAGGTGAACCATATAATAAAAACATTTCTCTCATTTCATCTCTAATTCTTTTTGCTTCTTCTTTTCTAAAATGTGCATCAATAGCATTTTGTTCAGCACCTGTAAGTTTACCAAATAATTTACCTAACCCTTTAGGTTTTTCACTCGATATAACTTGAAGACTTGCTTCTGCCTTTGCCCATTTTGCAACAGACCCTGACATATTAATTAAGTCTTTACCTGTTTTGATACCACTTGATATAGCTTCTGTAGCTCCCTTCAAAGCTGCAAAAGCTGTAAATGGGTCAATCATATTTTATCCCCTTTTCTTTTTTACTTTTTGTTTTCGTCCACTTGCACTAATAGGATACCTTATAGAAGTTGGTTTAGGTCCTACATTAGTCTTTGCCCTTTTTCTTTTTACTGCTGCAGCTTTTTGACCTGCAGTCATTTTATTTGCAACTGCCTTTGGTCTACATACTGGATATTTTCTTTTTGATGATTTAGCTGATTTACGACCACATGGTTTACCAGTAGATATATCTACCCAGTCTTCTTTAAACCATTTTTTAAGTCCACCACCTTTTTTCTTTTTCATCTATATCTCTTCAGGTCTTTTACCTTTTTTCTTTTTATATTTTTCACTAAGTATATTTAGTTCGCTTTCGTCTATTTGCCATAACAGCACCACAACCTTTAGCAATTTTACCTTGTGGCTTACCCACTCTTTTACCTTTTGCCATGCTCTTTGCACTGCCCTTCCAATCTTTTCGCTTTTTACCACTAGGGTCTTTAATTTTTCCTGCACAGATTTTAGAAGCATACGCATTTGCATACGCACTAGGATAAACTTTAAATTTACGTTTCGCAGCATTTTTCCCCCTTGCACATAATTTAGTCATTATTAATCTTCCTATATCCCCAACGATTTTCAGAAGAATCCCAAATACCTTTCATATCTTTTGGTATTCTAATTAAAAAGTTGGAAAACTTTATAATGTTTTTTGTAAGTTTCATTCTCTCCTCCTTATTAAAAATATTTGTTCATTACTGAAATTAATTCTTCATATTTAGAAACTTGTTCAAGTTCTTTTTCAATCTCACTTATTATATCTCCATGCTCACCTATACCTCTAGGATTATTTAATAACACTTCAACATTAGCAATATGTTTTTTAATATGTCCATCTGCATGAGCTAAAAAAGCTTCTTTTAGTTTATACTTCATTTTAATTAGATAAGTTATAAGTCATATCTAAATTAGTAGGGTCATCAACTTTCATCATTATTTGGTCATCAAATAATAATAATAGTCTTACACCTTTGTAATAAAGTTTTTGACCTGCATGTCTAGCATAACAAACATAGTCTCCAATATCACACCATTTACCATTTGGAAATTTATCTTCATCTTTATAAGCTAAGTCTCCTACAGCTAAAACTTTACCTACTGTAGTTAAATAAGCTACATCATCTTTTACTGAGTCAGGTAATAATAATCCACCTTTAGTTTTACTTTTTATCGAAACAGGGCGAACCAATATGTGGTAGCCAGGCAAACTAGGTAAAACTTCTGGGTCAGCTTTTTCTTCATCTTCAATCCACTCATTATTATTTACTGCCTTTTCCATTTTAATCGTTCTCATCATCATCTCCATCAATCATATTTTTATAAACATTTTTAGTTATAGCTATAGCCATATTCAATCCAGTAATTGAACCTACCATTTGTTGATAACGAGAATAGTCCTCACAATTACCATCCCCTAATGATTTTTGAATTTGACTTATTTCTAGATTTAATTCCTTCTCAATCTCAGAAATAATTTTTTGTATCATAGTTGTTATTTAACTTTATAAGTATCAGGTGGGTCTTGTCTTAGAATACCTTTTTTAGCACGAACTGAATATTCAGTGCTAGATATTTTAGACCAGTCACCATAACCTTTTCCTTGTTTAGGACCTTTAATTAATTCACTCATTAGTCTTCTCCTTTCATTTCTTCTTTAGCTAAGTCACCAAGAGTTTTAATTGCTTGACCTGCAATTTTAGACTGACGATTTTTTTCACCTTCAGTTCTCTTAACTGCTATGTGAGCACCATCTTTTAAAGCTTTAATACCTTGGTCTTCTTCTTTAAGAGTTAGTTCTCTTTGTTTAACAGCTAAGTTTGCAGCTTCTTGTAGAGCCTCAAGACCAAGTTTCTCTGACTCAATCTCTAATCTCTTTTTCTCAAGCTCAACCATTTGTTGCTCAGGTGTTTCCATTTTACCCATTGCTTGGTTGGCTTGTGAAATCTGTTGTGCAGCTTGAGCCTGTACTTGTTGTAATGTTGCAGGGTCAGTAGCTACTCCTGATACCATTCCATTAATTTGTTCTTGGTATCTCATAATCATATGTTCTTTTATATTTGCTTCAAGCACTGGTTGTACTTTTTGCATAATAGGACTACCACCATTCATTGGGTCAGTTAAATATGAAGACTTAACTGTAATATGTGCCATATGGTCTTGTCCAGGGAATGCAGCTATTGGCATACCTTTTACTGCTGCCTGTATATCTGATACAGGGTCAAGTGCTTGTGGCTGTACTTGTGGTGGAAGTATAGCTTCTAAGTTAGGCATATTTGCAGCTTGTAATATTGTTCTATGCAATGCCTGTATATTATAAGTTCCTGGTGGTGCTTGACTGGCTAACTGAAGAGCCAACTGTGAAAGCATTAATCTATGAGCACTTGAAGGTATATTAGGGTCACTTACAGGAATGACATCTATCTTACCATCAAAGTCCATTTTTAATATGGTTGGACTTGCACCAGGAACCTCGTAAGGATATGAGTCAGGTAATGACTCAAAGTTTATTCTTGCTAATATTTTAAATTCTTCTTTTTGTGAATAATGTAATCGTTTATGTATTGCACTAAAAAATTTACTTGATGCTTCTAACAATGCCATAGTTGTACCAACTGGACCATAGTTAGTTGAATCATTAATTACTTGTTCTGTGCTGTCAGCAAACTTTTGTCCTGCACCTGCAACAAAACCTAACATCTGATATAAAGTATTAGAAGGTTCTTTGTAAGGTAGAGGTACAATTGCTCTATTTAAATCTACACCTGTAGCTTCTACATCTCTAAACTCACCAGGAGATAGAGGCTCATTATCACCTACAACTTTAACACCTTTAGCTTTAAAACCTGCAGGTAATGTTGCAAACTGACCAGAGTCAACTAAGTTTCTCATAGCTGCAGTTGCAGTCATTGTAAGGTTACCTAAGAAATGTATTAGACCTAAACCATAGAAACCAAAACCTGGAACAAATTTATAATGTGTAAAGAACATTTTCTTTTGTTTAGTTGGGTCATCTTCATTATAGTTTCTTCTAATAGATAAAACTTTTTTTGAACTTTCTTCAACTGTTACAATATAAGGTAAACCAATACCACTGTCATCTAAATCTAAATAACAGTGTTGTTCTAATAAAACGTATTGAGGGTCAGAGTCAGCAGGTATAGCTGTACCCATAATCTCGTCAACTTTCATTGACATTGACGTTTGTTCTATTGGTTGTGCTTCAGGTAATTCAACATCTTCATAAACACCTGCAGCAATTTCTTTTGCTAAGTCATTTGGATTACGTAATATAACATGTGTATATCTATCTGCCTTCATTAAATCTGAAGCATGATAAGATACATAGAACTGGTCAATAGGAACAAACTCTGAACATGGTCTGTCTAATGATGCATCATAATAAATCTTTTTAAATGCTGAACCAATAATTGGTAGATGAAACAACATTCTTTCAAACTCATGAAAGTATTCAGGCATCATATCAGTTAACTGATAATTCATAAATTGTTTTACACGAGATGCTTGTTGTTGTTTTTCTACAGTCTCAGTTCCAATTATCTGAGCCATTACTGGTCCACCTGCAGGAAATAATTCCTGAGAAGCTTTAGATTGAAACTTCACTGCTGACTCTATTAAGAGTGGATGAACTGCAGTACATGCACCTTCAAATGGTTCTGAAGTTTCTTTTAGTTTTAGTCCTAATAAATCAAAACCTCTTTGGAAAGTTTCTTCCCATTCTTGTCTTGACTCTTTATCTGATTCGTATTTATCATAAACATCTGCACCAATCTCTTGTAGTCTTTCTTCATCAAGAGTTGGAACTAAATTATCATAGTGTCCTCCTGGCATACCTTCTTCAGGCATAATGGCAGGTCTACCCATTAGGTCAACTACTGCTGAACCATCTTCCATCATAGCTACACTTTCATCAGGAAGAACTTCTTGAGTTTCTATTTCTTCTTCACCTAAACCTTCTGGCATAGGCATATCTATTTTATCAAAGGGGTTTTTTTCCGTTGGCATAATTTTTCTTTCACAGTTAATATTGTATTATTATATACTTAAAACTTCCAGTATGCAACCCTTTTTTTTCTTTCATAACCTTCTTCATAGTCAGGGTCATCTGGATGAGTTAAATTCCAAGATTCTTTCATGTAGTGTATTGCCATAGTCATTGCGTCTACTTGGTCATCATGTCGTGCATTTGGAAATGTAATTGCTTCACTATATAAATCATCACTCCACTCATAACCTTTAGGCAACCATACACGTCCTGCTTCCATCATTGGTGTTGACGCATACACTCTAGCAGTCTTATCTCTATCAGGAATATAATCAAGCACAGGTAAACCTGCACGTCTTAAATCTTGTATTAATGATTGTCCACTAGCTTTCTTCTCAATAATACACACATCAGGTTTATGATAATCATATAACTCTTGTGCTTTAGTTCTTAATGCTGGGTAGTCAAATCTACCTTTTTCATTTCCTAATAGTATTAAGTTAGATACCCAGTTCTCTCGTCCTGTTGAATCAGTCTCCATATATTCAAAGATACCCCAGGTTTGTATTACACTAAAGTCTGCTGTAGTCTTTGTAGAGAATGCAGTATCATATGTTTGTATTATATAGTCACATGCAGGTGGCTCATCATAATCCCACCACTTTAACCATTTCTTTTTAATTATACCACCTGTATCAGGCACAGGATTCTGCATGTAGAGAGACTCCCAATATCGTGAGCCATTACTTGCCTTTATCTCTTCTTCATCATTCTTGAGTATTTCACTTGGCTTCCACTCAGGAAAATAACTTGAGCCTACTGGAAGGTTCAGCATTTTACTTGAAGGTTCGTCTACCCATGCAGGTATTTTTATTACTTCCCATTTATTTTCTAATTCTATTTGTGATTCTTGTCTTAGTAACCACCCACATAAATCGTCTTCATGATAACGTGTATTAATAATGACAATTGAACCATTAGGCATAATACGTGTACGTAAACCTGATGGATACCATTCTTTTACATATCGTCTACCTGTTTCACTAAAGGAGTCCTCTTCAGACATTACGTCATCTAGGATTGCTACATGGGCACCACGTCCTGCAATCTGACTACGAACACCTGCTGCATAATAAGTTCCACCTTGATTTGTTTTCCATTTACCTGCAGCTCGTACATCACTACGTAATGTTACATCTGGAAATACTGTATTAAATAAATCAAAGTTAACTAAATCTCTTACACTTCTACCAAAGTCTGAAGCCAGTTGGTCTGAGTGTGACACAGTTAATATCTCATGTTGTGGATGTCTACCTACGTACCACGCAGGAAATAACTTGGAACATATCACTGACTTGGAAGAACGTGGGGGAAGAAACACCATAAGTCTTTTTATTTCTCCACTTTCAACTTTTTGTAATCTATCAGCTATAAGATGTATATGTCTACCCATTATCCAATCAGGTACAAGGGTAGGTGCAAACATAGCTATGAAATGTAGAAAGCTATCTTTAGATTGTAAAACTGCTTTTTGAAAGTATAACTCTCTTAGTTTAATTAAGTTATCACTTGGCTTTTGTATTAGGTCCATAATTTACCACTGGTGTTTTATATTCTTTTGGTCTTACTCTTCGTTCAAAATCTAAAGGTAAAAACCAATATGTATTTCCCCTAATTATTTTTATCGCCAATCTGTTTCCTCATCATCATCCCAGTCTTCATCTTCTTCTTCCTCTTCTATGATTACTGGTGGTTCAGGTTTAGGTTCAGGTCTAGGAAGTATAGGTTCAACATTTGCTGTGTACCATTTAACTGGACATCCTTTACAAATTGTATTCCATCCTGCCATAACCATTATATATAATATCCATAATACGAAAAAAAATAAAAAGAAATAATAAATAGCTTTTATACTATTGCTTATTAATTTTTTCAAGTTTGACAACATTTTCATAATGCTTTATCTCACGTTCTAGTTCTTCAGGAGATTTAGTTGTAATGTCCTGTTTAATTTCTTGACGTTCAATTAACATACCTAGATGTTTACCTATAAACTCCATTGCTCTGTTTGCATTAGTTAGGTCATTTTCTGCAAGACCACGATTGTACACATCCATAAACTTCTTTACAACTTCATTAATATTAACACTTACATCTTTCATTGCGTCTAGTCTTATCTGATTACATCTTTCTTCTACTTTATCATTCTTTAATAATCGTTTAGCTTCAGCACGAGTCTTTGCATCATTGTTTAAATCTTTATAACCTGCTGAACGATACGCAGCTAATACGTCACCTGTAGCTGTGTATTCTAAACAAAACTTCTCTTGCATAGCTGATAGTCCACTGGGTAATGTATTCTTTGCAAAGTTCTGATATTTTTGTTGTGCATTCTCTAGCATCTTTACTCTTTGACCTTCAGGTAACTTCTTACTTTTCTTCTCTGCCATTTTAAGTCTCCTTTCTTCAACTCTTCTCATGTACTCACGTCTCATCTCAATTAAGTCTCTACCTGCGTTTACCTTTTTTCTGGTAGCTGATACTTCTTTAATTAAGTCTCTAAGACCTGCATCATCTAAGTGGGCATATAATAAATGCTTTGGTTGTTTTTTCATTATTGTATTATACACTATATTGTGTTTATAAAAAAGTTAAAAAAACTATTGTGAGTTTTTAAAAAGTATGATATACTTATCACTAAGTTTCCAGGGTTAAAGGTATACCTGTAGGAACACAAAATACATAACACATAACTATATAGTCTCTATTGCATTTCTCGTGCAGTGTTGTGTAAATCTATTTTGAGACTCCCCATTAATAATGATTATCAACAAGTACAAGTCCAAATCCTCCATAATTTTGTGGGGGTACCCTTTTTATATATATATGTGCATGCGTGTTTTTTGCGTCCCCATGTGCGTATATGCGTCTGTGCATGTCTGTGTATGCGTAAGTAATCTCTTTTTTGTTCTACATTCGTTCTATGTCAATTTCTTGACAGTTCTACTCTTGTTCTATGTCAATTATTTGACGATTCGTATGTGCATAACCTGTGTAGGTCTGTGTGAGTGCTACGCAAGTGCATGTAATG